TAACTTTCGCATCTGTTACATCAATTTTGTTATTAACTGAAACAACATCTGAAGTTAACTTAGTTAATTTTGGTTGTACTTCATTTTTGAATTCGACTATTAGGGCCTTCGCTTCTGTAGCATTCTTTTCTGCACTGGTAGAATTAGCTAATGCTAAATCTATTTTATCATCATATTGACTAATTTTGAATTGAAGATCTACGATTTTTATTTCTAAAGTTGAAACTAATGATTTTGTGTTTGAATAATCTATGGATAACTGGAAGAGTTGATCCCTAACACTATTTAATTCTGCTCTTAAATCTAAAACTTCTTGACCTACTTCTATAACATCTAATTTACTTAGAGCTTCAAAGGTGGTCAATTTATTTTTAAAAACAAATTCTCCAAACTCAGTCATAATAATTTCGACGGTAATTTACAACAGCGGTTTCCCACGTTGTTGCACAGACTGCTCCTATTCGTCTGCTTAAAATTGGATTTGAACAAGTATCCAAACATCTTTTTATACGATTGTAGTAATCTTTACCATGAAGTGATGCTTCTTTTAATAATTCACCAATCATGCTTATCCACATTGTATATTCATGTTCTTCAACAACTGTCCAAACAAATGGATTTTCAATTGATCTTTTTTCTAATTTTCCATACCAAAGTCCTGCGATATTAATAAACTTTCTTTTCAAAAATTGCAATTCACTAAAATCAACAAAAGGTTTTTCTACGTTTTCTTTAACACCTGGTGTTATAATATGACCCTTTTCTTCTAAAATACGTTTACAAGTTAAGTAATTTATCTTGTCCTTATATTTATCCGAAACAGAGGAAATTTTATCATCACCAAAACTTATATTAACAAAATTGTCTCTAAAAGTTTTCAAATCGTAAATTCCTGTTAATTTTATCCAACAATATAATGATAAGATGTCATTACAAATACAATTAACTATTGTAGTCATGTAATCACCGCTTTTGTTACCATGATCTGTTATGTAAACTGTATTGAAATCTACCATCAACGAACATATCGATTCTTGCATTGCCATCCTTCGGGCTTTATACCATGTGTCTCCTGGACGCTTGCAAACTTGGATAATGATGTTAAAAGCACATTCCATTAAATCTCTACTCAACATTTTATCAAAATTTTTGTAATCCAAATCAAAATAATTAGGTAATGTTTGTAATTTAGTTGCTAATCTATCCCATGCCAAAGAATGAGCATTTATACCTATAGCATGATGTATATCTAAACCTGCTTTAGTATATGCTTCCTTGAAATGTACGAACAAAGCTGCTTGAGTTATTACCGAATCCACTGGTGAGCATGAAAATACACGAGTATTTCCCTGTTCTACTTTAGATGGTTTCGTCAATTCACTTTTCAACTTTGACGTGTTTAGACTTATCAATCTGTTATTTTTGTTACCTTCAATTATTTTTCTTTTTACTCTATCCTTCAAAATGCGACCATTAGTATCATTAAATGTTACATGACCATCATCGTCCTTGTCCAACCAATCTTTTTTCAAATGTTTTGAATTATAATTACCCCAGGGTAAACCCGCGGAAGTATTTATTTCCATTCCGGTACAGTAAATATATTCAGGTCTTCCATTAAGTGCTTCATCTAACATCTTTTCGATATTATCAGAAGATCCAGGAAATTCCCCAAGTACTGATCTCATTTCTTGAGATAACACTTGTTCAATAAATTGTAATATATTTTCTTCATACCTTGGTAATTCTTTCATCATTAAAGAGTTCGGTCCGATGAGTAACGATGGTACACCCAACATGTTCTTTGGTAATTCTTTTTTAATTCTAGGATCATAAGGATTTAATGCTGAAGGTATCAAATCCGATTCAAATCCTTCAAATGGAGCTCTTACCCATTTAGACTTAAATGAGGAAATAGGTAAATTATTTCCAGCATAATGTCCTAAAAATTTTGCTTTATTTTCACC